GGAAACCTTTAATTCCCGAAGGCTGGGAGCAGTTACCTGAGCTCTGGTTTGGCATGGAAATTGTCGACCGCGCAATCAATAAGGAGTGGCCCAAAGCATGAGCCTGATCGAGGAGTGTTACGCCTCGGGTAGGGGCGAGCTTGTGGATACTATCGAGGCCACGGAGGAGGGCGGCACGACATCCCACCTCTACTGCTCAGGCTGGGAAGACCGCATGTGCACCACTGAGGACGGGCGCACGCTGACTTTCGTCGCGATGGCCATGGACTTGGCCCTGCCCAAGAACGACAACAGCGCGTTCCAGAACCTGGTGCTTGGCCTGGATAACGTCACTGGCGAGGTTCAGGAAGTGGTGGAGGCGGCGAAGGCTGCCGACAAGCGCTTCATCATCACCTTCAGGCGCTACCTGGCTGAAGACCTGTCATTCCCGCAAGAGCGGTACCGCATGACGCTGCTGAGTCGCGAGTATGAGGACGATGTTGCCAAGCTCACCGCTGGCTTCTTCGACCTGCTCAACACGAACGGTCTGCGCACCATCCTGACACCATCCCTGGCACCCGGCCTGAAGTACATCTGACCATGATCGAGAAATTCATGCGCGCCCCGTATCGCGAGGGTGCACGGGGGCCTATTGCCTTCGATTGCTGGGGGCTGTGCATCGCGCTGCGCCATGAGCTGTTAGGCCTGCCACTGCTGCCCAGCCTCGGCGCCGTGGGCAAGAACAGGCTGAGAGCCAACACCGAGGCCTACCACGACCTCCGCCAGGGCATGGAAGAGTGCCAGCCGGAGCCAGGCGCCATTGCTGCTGTGTTCCGCGGCGCGCTGTGCCTGCATGTGGGCGTGGTGGTTGAAAGCGAAGGCCGGCTGAAGGTGCTGGACACAAACCCCGGCGGCTCATGCCTCCGGACAACTGGCGAGTTCGAAGCCGCGCATCCAAAGGTGGTCTACTACCGTGATCGAGTTCTATCCGAACAAGCTGAGTGACACGGCGCCTCTCGGCACTTGGAAAACCGAACGCCGCATGTCCATCGAGGAGTGGTTGAAATCCCAGGCCCCGTCCTACGAGCGCCGGGAAAGCCCACCATTCAGCATTGTCCTCAATGATGAGGTGATCGAGCATCACCTGTGGCACAAGGTGAAGTTCAAGCCAGCCGACCTGCTACAGATCTACCGCGAGCCAAAGGGCACCGACCCATTCTCCATCACCTTCGCCCTGTTCAAGGGTGCCAAGGCGGTGCTGAAGTCCATCATGCCCAAGATGCCCGGCATGCCGTCCAGCGCCGGCACACAGCAGGGCGACCCGCTGACCGAGGCCAGCGCCAAGGGTAACAAGGTCAAGCTGGGTGAACCTGTGCGCCAGATCGCCGGCCACCAGCGGGTTTATCCGTCGTACCTGACCCAGCCACGCCGGGCGCACATCGCGCCGCGTGACCAGCGGGTGGAAATGCTGCTGTACATCGGCGAGGGCCAATACGACGTTCCGCTGTCCAAGGTCAAGGTGGGCGAAACCCCACTGATCTCCCTGGGCGCAGATGCGACGTTCACGATTTACCCGCCAGGCGCCGATCTTTCCGCCGATCCGGCCCATATCAACTGGTTCAACGTGCCCGAGGTAGGGGCAAGCTCCAGCGGATCTGCCGGTTTGGAGCTGACCATGGCGACCTCGCTTACCCAGTCGGCTACGGCATCTGCGTACCAGTTCGTGGGCGATACGATCAGCGTTCCCGCTGGCTCTGGCCAATTTCCGGCAGACTGGTCGAACGGCATCATCATTCGCGTGCTTGCGCCCTACACCTACACGGTGATCGATGGCGGAGCCGGGCGAGACATCATCCGTGGCCCGCTGGAAATGTTGAATCCAACGGCTGGCATGCTCATCGAGGTTGCCGGAGCGAATGCGGGTCTGTACGTGGTGCACAGCTACACGCCATACAGCCCGGCAGTCCCGGCCAATCCTGGCACTGCCTCAACCATGACCGGATCCGCCGCGCCAACTCGATACAACTTCGACGTGACGCCGCTCAGCTTCACATTAGTGCGCAACTCGGTCAGCTACCCGATCACGCTGAATACTGCCACAACCGACCTCAGCGGCCTTGTTTCAACGCTCAATTCGCTGCTCGCAGGAACGCCGTTCCAGGCCCAGCAAAGTAGCGGTCGCCTTCGTTTCGTGGAAACGTCGCCGTTCCTTGGTTTGCCTATCAACCATACCGGGGCGTCGACCATTCTTGGCAGTGCGCCAGTTCGAACCACCGGCACTGCAACAACCAGCGCCATTCCCGAGCAGCACGCAGAAATGACGCTGGACTACGACGGGGGATCGCCTGTGGTTGGCCTGGCTCTTGGCCAGGGCCTCGCAACCATCGGGCCGCGCGGGCTTCGCTACCGGATCACGGCCTTCAGTACGAGCCTGCTCGAGGTTGAGCGCCTGACATCCTCCGGCTCGACCGACGCGGGATGGCCTGGTTTCAACGCCATGCAGACGGTTAACGGCTTGATCACGCTGGACGCCTCAAACCTGCAGGGCGGTTACCGAGGCCCATTCGCTTGCTGCCCGGACAATGAGAAGGTCACTGAGCTGGAGTGGACCGTAACCTATGCTAACGGCTTGTGCGGCATTGGCCGGGAAGGTCAGATTTATGAGATCCCGACCTACTACGTGTTCGAATACCGTGACATGGACGTGGCAGGCGCATGGACTGTGCTCGAACAGGTGAACACGGGTGGATCTCTGGACGCTCAGGGCTTCACCGGTCGCGTTTCGCTGCCTTACGCGATGCGTGCTGAAGCCAGGGTTCGCAAGCTATACAAGGACCGACCAGGGCGGATCAACGACGAGGCCAGAGACGACGCCACTTGGACAGATCTGCGCGGCCGCATGCAGTATTCGCCTACCAGTTACCCCGGGCTGACGGTCATGACCTGCAACATCCGTGGCGGTGACCGGCTGTCCGCGCAGTCGGAGAGCCAGGTCAGTGTCGAGGCAACCCGCATCCTGCCCCTCATGGAGGGTGGTAGCGGACCGAGCCGCGATATCGTGCCTTGGTGCATCTATCAGTTGAAGCAGCGCGGCTATACGGACGATGACCTGGATCTGCCCGAGTGGGCAGCGTTCCACAGTATCTGCGTCGCCCGCGGCGACACCTACGACGAAACGCTCGATTCGACGATCACGGTGAAGGACATGATCAACAACGCGCTGGCCTGCGGGTTCGGCGAGCTGGTGACATTCCGTGGCCTGCTGCGCCCAGTACGGGACAGCGCCCGGGCCGCCTTTGACGTGTCCTATGGGCCGAAGACCCAGACCTATTCGCCACAGAACATGACCAAGATGCTGAAAATCAGCGGTGCCATGCCGTCGATCAACGACTTCGACGGGGTAGACGTTGAGTTCTACTCCAGCACGACATGGGCATGGGAAACGGTCGAGTGCCGCTGGCCTGGTGACCTTGGCACCAAGGTCGAGAAAATCAAAATGCCTGGATTCAGCGAGAAGGCAAGAGCCTGGCGGTTCGGCATGCGCCGACGTGGCCATCAGAAGTTCAGGACGGACATTTACACCTGGGAAACCGAGATGGACGGCAGCAACAGCGGATACCTGAGTTTTGCGGCTGTTGCCGACGATGCGCCCAAGCGCTGCCAAAGTTCGATCCTCCTGGACTTTACGCTCACAGGGTCGAGCACGCTTCTGCGCAGCTCTGAGCCGCTGAACTGGTCCGACACAGAGCCGAACCTGATAGGAGTGCGGCGCCTGGATGGATCACTTTCCGGGCCATGGTATGCCTATCCGATCGATGACTATACCGCCTCGATTGAAGGGCTGGACTTCACGCCAGTAGTGAATGGCCCACTTGAGCCTCCGCACATCCTTTTCGGCCCGGCCTCGCGCTGGGCGTACAAGGTGCTGATCACCAGTTCTGACCCGGCAAACGGCAATGTGGCCATGAAGGGCATGCCCTACGACGACCGCGTTTATACCTACGACGACCAATACCCGCCGGCCTGACCGGAACCTGTCGAGCCAGCCCGCCAAGCGCGGGCTTTTTTGTGCCCGGAGAAAACATGGCTTACAACACCAACAACCCACTGGGGTCGAGCGATCCGCGGGACCTGTTCGATAACTCGACAAACTTCGACCAGGGGATGAACAGCAACGCTGACACGTTCAAGGGGCGTTTTGGTCAAAACCTCTACACCTGGGCGTTCTTCAATCGGCTCGCCGCCAGCGGCCAGGCCCAGATCAACGTGATTGTCGGCACGGTAAACACGGCAGCAACTGCGGCAATCCAGCAGATGGAGCAGACTGCTGCTGAGCTCGGCGACGACCTCAACAACAAGTATTACCCGACGTACGCGCTCATGATCGCCGACCCCCAGCAGCGGCCCAACGTGACCGCGACCGTTGGCGAGGATCCAACCCCGTCACGTAATGGCCAGTATTATTGGCGTACTGACACATCGTCCTGGGTCTATATCCCTGACCAACCCGCGCGGGAGTCAGAAGTATCAGCGATAGGCGTACGGACTTCCGTTTTGGAGGCTGAATCTGTAAGGGCTAGGAGCGTGACGGACGAAATCTTTGTGGATTCCAAGACAGACGAGAATGGCTACATCACCAGCGGCACTCGTCGTAACGGCACGATGTACATCGCAGGCGTCTCCGAAGACATCCTTCATCTGCAGGAGACAACCCCAGAGATCACCCCTATAGAGGATACGTCCACAATCGTGGATGGCGTGACCGACTCGCAGGGCTACATTGGCTATGGTGTTAACGCATACGGCGAGTTCATCGCTAGGCCTTCACCTGAGTCTGTCTCAGCTGTTTCGTCGTACATCGTGCGGGGGGCATCGGCAAACGGTCTTGTTGTGCCTCTTGCAGGGAGCCTGATTCGGACCGGTGATCAGGAATTTGCCCTGAATTCTGTGACCCTGGCAACTGCTACCGATGTGACGGAGCAGGTCACCGATTACCCTCTGACCTACATTGTCCCGGTGTCCATGCCAATAACCGAGTTCTTGAAAGTGGACGCGGCCCAGTGGCTCGGTTACTCCAGCGTGACAATCGTATCGGTCATCAATCAGGCAACCGGCCAGGCTCTAGTGCCCGGGGTTGATTACGCCTGGACGGAAAATGGCAAACTCGTACGGATGACCTCGGGCGCGACACTTGCAGTGACGGTGAACTTCATTGGTCACAAAGAGCGCTACGACCTCATTGTCTACAACGACTTAACCCGAAACGTTGTAGTGCGCCAAGGCATAGAGCGCCGAATTACCGCCCATGAGGACGCCTACCGACCAAAGCTGCAGCAGGGTGATATCGGCCTTTACATGGCGTACGTTGTAGGCGGTGTTATCAAGGATTTGATCAATATCAGCGGATGGCGAGGAGTGCGCAATCGCGCAACATCCGGTGAAATGGCCAGGCTGATCGAATCCAACCGCTACCGCCTGCGTCGGTTCTTGTGCAAGCTGATGAGAGGTGAGGGCGTGATTGTCACCGGCTACGGCGACAGCAACACGGCGCTTGGCGGAACTCGTGGAACCGAGGCGGCATACCTTCCGAACAGGCCTGGAGTGGACACGCTTTCGTTCCAAGGTGACTACCTGATGTCCTCCTTTGAGTCAGACTTCCGGGACGCCTATTTGGCAAGCGTTGGGAAGGTGACGGTTAACGGCCAGGAACGAAACAAGACTTCGCCGAACTGGTCGGTCATCGACAAGATCGTGTCTGGCTATGGATACACATTCGTTGCTGATCGAGCGCCTGACGCAAAAGAAGTCGTTTACCTGAACCAAGGCATCGCAACTACTACCGCAGGAACTGCCAGCCAGGGTGGGCGAGATCCCGCCAGGCTCGCGGCCATGATCAATCCAGCGGGGTTCCGCACGCCCGACCTGGTGATTCTTGCGTTTGGCATGAACGACCGAACCGACACTGCCTATGTAAACAACATCGAGCAGATCGTTCTGGCCATCAAAAATGCTGGTGCAGACGTTGTTGTGGTAGGCCCTCATCAAGTCGGACCGTACAGCGCTTCTTTCACCGACGAGTCTTGGCATCTTGTGCAGCGCCGGCTGCGGGAATGTGCAGATCGTCTCGATGTTGCCTTCCTTCCAAATGAACTGTTCTACATGGGCAAAAACCGAGGCTATCTCGGCATAGCTGACTACTCGCTGGTGCGAGCCAACTTCGCCAACCATCCAGGCCCTTACGAGTACAGAAAGCTCGGCGAGGCACTGGCCAGCTCCTTCCTTTGAGGTGATCGCATGCTGTATGGGAAATCTGTAAAACTTGACGGCGTAAGCTTTGGAAACCCATCGCTTCCACGCATCCGCGACTTCCAAGCCTTGATTGCCAATCACCCGAATTGCGTGGGCGCCTGGCGGCTTGACGGAGCTGACGCCATTGTCTACGACGCCGACGGCGGGGCTCAGTCGTTTGCCAACTGGAAAGATGGCGGCTTGCCTCTGGCAATTGCAGGGGGAAGCCCAGCCAAGCTGGTGGACAACGTCCTGAGCGGAGGGAAGATAGCTAGGTTCACTGCTGCAACTGAGTACCGCCTGAACGGTTATGCATTGGATCTCAGCAAGTCCTACACCATGGCCGCAGTGTTTAAGCCGGACACTTACGGCTCAATCATGAACGTTTGCGGGGACATCCTCGCCTCTGACATGACCAAAACTGGCGGCATATTCAGTCGCCGAAACGGCACGGCAGCGGCAGCAGCCTTCTTCGAGGCTACTTCCACGGTTTATCAGAACGTATCGTCGGAATCCGCCCTAATCCCTGTAATTGCCAGGCATGACGCAACGGCGAAGGTGAACTATCTGTCTGTTCCTGGCTCTGGTAGCACCAACCTTGCATCCCCAGGAACAGCTGCAGGAACCGTGGTTTTCAAAATTTCTGATCTTGCCCAGTACCAGTTCCTCGGACTGCTGGATTTTGTAGCGCTTTTCGACATCAACACCGCAGCCGACAACGCCTTGCAAACTGCGCTCTCCGACTACTTAGCGATTCGTGTGCGACCGGCGTAACTCGCCCAAAAGAGGGGCCTAAGCGGTGCAGGTCGAATGGTAGCGTTTGGCAAATCTTAAACACCACTACAACGGTTAGCTAATATGCCAATAACAGAAAAGACTAGGGGTTATGAGATCCTGATCAGGATAAATGAAGATGGATCTAAGTGGAGCTCATTGCATCAGCATCAATGAGATCTGTAAGGACGGCATTGTGATAAGCGCAACGATATTTCCCCCGGTAGCCCTATCATGCTCGGAAGGCCAGGATGGTGAATCGCTCAATGAAAGGCTTGGCTCAGCGCTCACCACGGCTCTTCTGGAAAACGAAAAGCTTTCTGCGAGAGTGAGGGCGCTTGAGGCAGCCTCGGGCGACGTCAGGATAGCCTGAATAGCTAACATGTCGTGGTCACGTGGAAATCAGGAGCCGTGCACGCCAAAGGCATGTGCTCCGAATTGATCCCAGGCCTCGCTGGCGGTATGCTTCTTGCCACAAACACAGCGCGAGCGGGGCAGGGATTCTGTGCAAAAAACGAACAATCTGAAGGTCGCATGTTGCGCCATCATGAAGAACGAGTCCCCATACATTCATGAATGGGTAGCGCATTATAAGAATCTTGGATTTGACCATATTGCGATCTATGAGAACGATAGCAACGACAGAACAGCACACCTGCTAAAAACGCTTGCTTCAAATGGCCATATTGAGTTTAAGAGCTGGCCATCCCTTGACAAGAAGTCTCCGCAAATTAGCGCGTACGAAGATTTTATATCTAGGACTGACTGCGATTGGGTTCTTTTCTGTGACGCTGATGAGTTTCTTGTATTAAAGAATCATGATAATGTTCATGACTTTTTGTCTGGCTTTCCAGAGGAAGTTAGCGAAGTTTGTGTGAATTGGCGCGTCTTCGGTTCTTCTGGGCACGAGAAAAGGACTGCCGGCCTTGTTATCGATAGGTTCCGAAAGTGTTCGTATGATGATTTTCAGGTCAATAGACACGTAAAATCATTCGTACGACCTAGCTCGGTTATTGATATGCATATACATGCACCTGTCGTCTCTGGTATGTCTGCGTACTGTGATGGAGAGAGGCTAGAGTTTAGACAAGGTGAGCAAGGGATCTCTCCAGAGATTAGGCTTGATGTTGCCGTAATAAATCACTACTTCACGAGAAGCAAAGAAGAGTGGATGGTAAAGAAGCTTAGAGGGAATGCTAATAGAGCTATCAATGCTCGAGACAAGTTTGTTAGATATCATGAGGGGTTGTTTGATAAGCATGATAGAAACGAGGTTGATAACATAGATGCGCTGAAATACATGCCAAGAATAACTGAATTCGTTTCGATTTATTTGTCAGAGCTTGGCAAGTAAATATCATATCAAGTAGCAACAAGCGCGCTAGGATTGCTTGTTGCTATTTTCGTGATGCCAACTAAGGAATTGGCACGATTTCGAAGTATATGCTGTTGTTGTCTATTGTTGTTCCTTTTGGGTGATCTATATCCACCGATTCAATGGACCCGGTATTGCCGTCAAAAATAGCAATTACTTTGAATATAAACTCGCCATGATGCGTATTAGATATGAATGATATCTGATATGGCCTGAGATTCCATTCAATATTGGTGATGTCTATTTTCTCCATGTTTTGTGCATGTAGCTGATCGGCATCAATTACATACTCGTTACCTGATGCTAGATATTTGAGGTGTCCTTTTTTATCTATCAGTGTTTGCACTATTAATTCCTTTTTATCTCGTATTTAGATGTGACTGTATATTGACAGTCTAACGTATCGTGTCGATACGCAAGATTCCGTTGCCGAGATGATATCACTGCCCGCCATCGCCCCGCCTAGTGCGGGCTTTTTTTCACCTGGAGAAAACCCATGACCCAAACCCAGCCCCGGGGCGTGCGCAACCGCAACCCCGGCAACATCGACTACAACCCGCGCAACGACTGGCAGGGCCAGATAGGCAAGGAACCTGGTGGCCGCTTCGCCATTTTCGATACGCCTGAGAACGGCATCCGTGCCTTGGGCAAGCTGCTGGTCAACTACCGGGGCAAGGATGGCATGCCCGGCGTGGGCGGCAAGGGCATCGACACCGTGCTCGAAACCATCAACCGCTGGGCGCCGAGCAACGAGAACGACACCCAGGCCTACGCCTCGGCTGTGGCCAAGCGCCTCGGCGTGCGCACCACCGACCCGATCAATATCAAGGACCCGGCCACGCTGCGCGGCATGGTGCTCGGCATCATCGTGCACGAGAACGGCGGCAACCCCTACAAGGACCATGTGATCGACGAGGGTGTACGGAGGGCCTTGGCATGAAGTCGTGGGCAATCAGGTCTTTGATCCTGCTGGTGCTGCTCGCGTCCTATTGGGGCGTGTACCAGCACGGCAGGGCAGTGGAACGCGCCGAAGCCGCCCAGGCTTCAGCCGAACGTGACAGTGGCGACCGCCTGGCCGAGGTGATCGGTGAGCGTGACGCCCGCCATGAAGAACAACGACGCGCCCAGGCGCAGGAGGAGGCGAGAGCCCATGCATACGAACAACACCAAGCAGCTGATGCTGGCGCTGCTGGCGCCGATGCTGCTGGCCGGCGGCTGCACGACGAAGGCGCCAAGCTCGCCGCCACCGTCAGTTGCCCCGGCACGGATACCGGCGCTATCACCCGAGGCAAGACAGCCACCCGCGCCGCTATGGTGCTCTCCGACCTGCTCGCACGGGCTGATGCTCGAGCGGGAGAGCTGGCAAAAGCGTATGACCGCGCCCGAATAGCCGGTGACCAGTGCGTCGCTGAGTACGAAGCGCTAACCGTGAAGCGGGTTACTGAAGGCACCCGCTAGTAATTCGAAGGCCTCATGCAAAGAGAGCGGCCACCGGGGATGCGTCAACATCCCTGCTGACCGCCGAACCCGCAGACTATTCCTGCAAGCCCAGCCAAGGCTCCCGCTCTGTGCACAAAGCACGGCGAGCCTAGCACCTGTTTATCCATACAGTAAAGGTTTGCAAATTGACCAATCCAATTATCCCGTGGATGGGCGGCAAGCGTCGCCTGGCCGATCGCTTGATCCCACTGTTCCCCGCCCACGAATGCTATGTCGAGGTGTTTGCCGGCGGCGCTGCTCTGTATTTCATGCGTCCCCAACCGGCGCCGGTCGAGGTGCTGAACGACCTCAACGGCGACCTTGTGAATCTTTACAGGGTGGTTCAGAACCATCTGGAGGAGTTCGTTCGACAGTTCAAATGGGCGCTGTCCTCGCGCCAGATTTTCGAGTGGCAGAAAATGGCCAGGCCGGAAACACTGACCGACATCCAGCGCGCCGCCCGGTTCTTCTACCTGCAGCAGCACGCCTTTGGCGGGAAAGTCAGCGGGCAGACCTTCGGTACCGCCACTACAGGCCCGGCGATCAACCTGCTGCGTATCGAAGAGAATTTGTCTGCCGCCTGGCAGCGGCTTGCTGGGACCTACGTCGAGAACCTGTCCTGGCTCGACTGTGCGCAGCGCTATGATAGGGCGCACACTTTCTTCTACATGGACCCGCCTTACTGGCAAACCGCCGGCTACGGCGTCGATTTCCCGTTTGAGCAATATGAGGAGATGGCCGACTTCATGCGCACCTGCAAAGGGAGAGTGATGGTGAGCATCAACGACCATCCAGACATACGAGCCGCTTTTGAAGGGTTCCACTTCGAACAACTGGATATCCGCTACACCACCGCCAACCAGCGGCATGGCCAGGCGGATGTTACGGGTGAGCTCGTGATAACGAACTGGAAGCCTTCGGATCTGGGGCAGCTTTTTTGACCGACCGCTAATAGGTTTCGGCAGATGAAAGCTGTTGCAGATCGGTGCGCGGTGGCTTCGATCATCGACAAGGTGTTTCCTGAAAGCCGCTCTGGGCAGCCGCCGGCCTGCGTAAGACCGAAAGCCTGGAGGTGAAGGAGAGGGCGTTGCTGGCAGAGCGGAGCCAGGGGGTTGGGTTTGAGCGGCTGCTTCAGTCAGCTGTGGCTAGCTGCCAGTGAATCTCTCCTAACCTTGAAAAGGGAGTGCTTAGGCTTCATATCAAGGTATACGGGAGGTTTTGATCGGTTTCATAGCAAAATTTGATATGAATGAATTTGACAACCTCCCCGGGTTGCCTTCTATAGTGAGGGCAACTGGCGGATTGATAGGGCAGCATTCCTGGCAGCCACTGGCATGATGGAAAATCAATCCGACCGATGGCAGATTGACTGCACCGGGGCCTCACCTGTAGGATTCGCGTCCATTTTGTCGCATTTTTATCTAAGGATGGGCATAAAAGAATGACGCAAGGCCCTCAAACTTTTTCGGTTGCGGATGATCATACTCAGTATCCGATCCCGCAAAACGTCCAAGAAGCTTATGAAATCGTTCTGGATGTTGCTAACCGTGTGCTACGTCAATGCAAAATTTTCAGCATTGAGAGCTTGAAAGAAGAAAACCCGACTGTCGCGGAAATAGCCCGCCGTTTGCACATCATTTGCGGGCTGATGCGCCAGCTCGACGAATTTGAAGACTTGGAGGGTGAAATGACCATCCTCAAGGCTGATGAATACGCCGATCACGTCCAGGCAATGGCTGATGCTATTGATACAAACGACGTGTTGGCTCTCGACCGTGAATGTACTGTACTAAGTCAAAGGAGCTTCTTATGAAGAATGAGCTGAAGCGTCGCCGAATCCTCAAAGCATTGCAGCAGGAATGCGCCGCCCTAGGTAGTCTGGCCAACAAGCTGGAGCATGACCTACGTGTAAAGCACGCTAAGCAAGCTGCATAAGTCGCGGCACCAAAAAAACCCGCCTAGGCGGGTTTTTTTGTGCCTAGAGATTTAAGAAGGGCTGTCATTAAGCTGGCATTCCTCAGCCAAAACGGCCCATTCAGGCACAAAAAAGGCACTTGCGAGACTCGCTAAGTGCCTGATTTGTAAGGATTATTTGGTGGAGCCGGGGGGATTTGAACCCGCGTCTAGCCCAGTATTTACGCCTGCTTCAGCGTTAGGGCTGTCATAAAGCTGTCATTTGCTGGGCGGTATCACGCTCATGGACGCCCAGGCTCGCAACTGAACCTCGGGAAAGCTCTTGGTGATCCCTTTGAAAATCTGCTTATAGATTCCAGTGCTTTCTCGCCCCAGGATCCCTGCTGCATATAGGTTTCTGTAGGTGTCTCCGCCAGCCTTCTTATGCTTTTCAAAGAATCGCAAAGTCGTCACATCTGCGTAGATTTCAGCTTTAACTAAGTTCACGCTCATACTTGAGCTGTTAAAGTTCTTTTGTAAATAT